ATAAATCAAATAGAATTATTATAGCATCGTTAAAACCAGTAGGGACTGTGACAACAGCCCCTAAGAATAAATAGTAATAGGCTAATGTCACAAAGAAACCTAACATACCTTAATAACAAGCGTGTAATATACAGACGTTTACCTATAACAGATAAACCTGATATTGATACCAAAGAATTTATGTACTTTAAAGACGGCACTCATCAATGTTACGAGTTGTTTAGGTCGTCTGCAAAGATTACTACGTATCGATCGCTTAAATGGCATTTGCTTGTTCTATGGTATTTAAACTCTAACCTCACGCCTGACGACTTTACAGCTCTAGCAAAATATATAGTGTACAAGCCAAATGGCTTCGTAAGTTTCAACGTATCAGAACGTTTACTAGACAAAGTTATATATGAGGTTAGCATGTCTGATCTTGACAAACCACCAAAAAATAAGTTACGTAAAGTAATATTTAAACCATTTACAGGTTTGACAAAAGAACAAAAATTATCTATAGTAGGTCAGTTAATAGGTCAAAGCCCTAGGATATGCTCTGACGACATTTATGAATGTATGATAGATATGCATGACATGGGTAAAAAAATTACGATAGGACGTATCGCAGGGCTTCTGGACGTATCTAGCCGTACAGTATATCGTGTTATGTGCGATGACTTACGTAGAGAAAAAGAATTACTAAATATTGAATTAAAAAAGATATATGAAAAAGTATAATCAAACTAATTTTAGTAGGTACAAACAAGACGTTAAAGCATCTCAGCCAAAAACAAAACCATTTAACGAATATACTAGAAATGAACTTATTATTAAGTTTCTTCCTCTTGTAGAAAATATAGCTCGTAAATTTAAAGATAGCGATGCGGCTAACGGTGTGGTATCTTTATCTGATCGTATACAGTTTGGCCATATTGGCTTAATTAAAGCTGTTGACAAAATAATATGGAAACAAATATTAATGTCGAAAGATCCTGAGCGTACATTAAAATCTTATTTTGCTAAACGTATTCGCGGCGCTATACGTAGAGCTACAGATGCTAATCGTAGTGGTATGCGTATACCTGAGCACAAGCTGAATGACATAAGAAATAATTTTGAAAATAAAAAAAATTCAGAGTTATTTTTTAATTCAATGTTTCAAAGTATTGATGCTACTATAGGTGATGAAGAAAATATGTTGATGCAAATACCAGATACTTCAGATGATCCCATGAAAAAAGAAAACTTAAGCCATAAGCTTATAGGTATAATGAAAGATCATTTAACTGAAAAAGAATATCACGTAATAAGATTAAGTTATGGTATTAACTGCGATAAAAAGTCTGCTAAAGATATAGCGCATTACTTAAACATGAGTGGTGTTAGTTCTTACGTACGTGTTTCGCAATTAAAAAAGCAAGCTATTGATAAGTTAAAAAACGTTTTAGATTACTCGCAAGTGATTGATTATCTATAAGTTACTCGTTAAATAATTAAATTAACGTGTAATTATATATATATCTAAACCAATATACCAATGACAGAATTAACTAAAAAACTAGCTGATGTACAGACTAAGTTAAAAGCAAAAAAGTCTTCATATAATAGCTTTGGAAAATACTACTTCCGCAAAGCTGAAGACATTCTAGAGGGCGTAAAGCCATTTTTATTACAACACAACATTTACGTTACAGTATCAGAAGAGCTAATAGCCGCAGAACCTATGCCTATGATACAAACAACCGCTACAATAAGTGACGGTAAAGATTCAATACATGCTACAGCTGTAGTTGGTGTTGATCTTCAACAGAAAGGTATGCAGACTGCTCAACAATTTGGTGCAGCATCTACCTATGCTAAAAAATATGCACTTGGTAATTTATTTTTAATTGATGATACTGAAGATGCTGACGCTACTAATCAACACGGTAAGGCTCAACAAGTTACAGCTAAAAAGAAAGCTAAAATAACTAAAGAGCAAATGACTAAAGCTATTGAGTTTGTAAAAGACGGCGGATCAGTTGATGCTATTAAAAAGAAATATGAATTAACGCCAGCGCAAATTAAACAACTAGCTTAATGACAAAAGAAATTTACACTAAACTAAGAGACGACGAACATTACTACGGTGATTTTGGTAAACAGTTTCTAAGCAACTCGGATATAAGTGTATTGCTTAAAAATCCTAAAGACTTGCATAAACCAAAACCTAGTAGTCCAGCGTTTTTAGTTGGCGGTTACTTTCATACCGCAATACTTGAGCCTGATAAACTCAAACGGTTTAAAGTTATTGAATCTACAACTCGTAATACTAAAGCATATAAAGAAGCTAGTGACGGTGAGCTATGTTTATTACAACACGAAGTCGATAAGACTATGCTTATGACTGAAGCTATTATGGACAATGATGTTTGTAGAGACTTAATTAAACCAGTATTAAATGAAGTAGAATATGAAGAGCCACGTGTTGGCAAAATTCACGGTCAAATGTGGAAAGGTAAAGCTGATATAATAAATCATGAAGAAAAACTTGTTATTGATCTGAAGACAACTAGCGATATTGATAGGTTCCAATGGTCAGCTAGCAAGTTCAATTATGACAGTCAAGCTTTCATATACTCAACCTTATTTGGATACGAAATGCTATTTATTGTAATCGACAAAGAAACGCATCAAATAGGTTTATTCGATTGTTCGCCTGATTTTTATAGTCGCGGTGAAGATAAAGTACGTAGAGCTTGTGATGCGTACGAGCTGTTTTATCAGACAGATAATTTTGATAGCAAGCAACATTTATTAACTAAAACCCTTTAAACCAATGCCTAGAACTAAAACTAGAGTGTGTGACGTTACAGGATTAAAAACGTCTGAAAAGAATTTTTACACAAATCAAAGCCATGTTAAAGCTGTTGATAATTTACGGAGAGTTACTGGTGCCAGCAAAGATCAGTTAAGAAGAATGTTTAACCAAATAAATAATTACTAATGGCAAGTATTATTAAAACAAGTATTAACCTTAATGATATACCTAAAGATAAAATCTATGTAGGTAAAAAGGGTAAATACTTACCTATTACAATTACACTAAATGATGAGCCCGATCAGTTCGGTAATCAAGGCCCTGTAGTTGTTGAGCAATCAAAAGAGGAGAGAGATGCTAAGACTCCTAAAACATACCTTGGCAATGTAAAAGTTGTATGGACTAACGGTAATAATGTTGATACTGCTCCAAGAGAAGATCGACCAGCGCCAGCTCCACAGCAAGTAGAAGAAGACTTACCATTCTAGTATGAACGTACAAGACAGAGAGATCAATGGATTTGCGATTGACGAGTTCAATCAGCATGGCCTAGAAGTTGGGAAGACACAGGGTATTTGCCCTTTGTGTTCTCACACTAGGAAGCCTGAAAATAAGAAAGCTAAATGCGCTTCTTATGATTGGGAACGTGGTCTTGGTACCTGTCATAATTGTGATACTAGTTTTCAACTACACACGTATCAACGTAAAGGTGCTAGCGAAAAAGTTTATGCTCGACCGCAGGTTGAGTTTAATCCTACTAGTACTAAAGTTGAAGAGTGGTTTAAACAACGCGGCATAACTAAACAAACCTTGGCTGACCTGTGTATAGGTGAAGGCCAAGAGTTTATGCCACAAACAGGTAAGACTGAAAATACCATTCAGTTTAACTATTACATGGGTGATCAACTCATAAACATTAAATACCGTGATGGTCGTAAAAACTTTAAGTTATATAAAGGAGCTGAAAAAGTATTTTACAACATAAATAGTATTGTTGGTTATGATACTTGTGTCATAGTTGAAGGTGAGATGGACGTGCTTGCAATGCACGAAGCGGGAGTTAAAAACGTTATATCAGTACCTAATGGTGCTACGTTAAACTCAAACAACCTCGATTATTTAGATAATTGCATAGACTATTTTGATGACAAAGAAAAAGTTATATTAGCGGTAGACGCTGATGAAGCTGGTCAAGCATTACGACAAGAATTTATTCGTCGTCTTGGTGCTGAGGTTTGTTATCTAGTCGATTTCGATGATTGTAAAGACGCAAACGATTATTTAGTTAAGTATGGAAAGTCTGCTCTCAGACATGTTATTGATAACGTTAGACCCGTACCTCTTGAAGGCGTGTCTACATTAAGGGATATTGAAGATGAACTTAAAGACTTTGTTAAAAATGGGTTTAAGCCCGGCTTTCAAATCGGACTTAAGAACTTTGATTCTATTTTCTCTACTTACACCGGTCAGTTTATTACTGTTACTGGCGTACCCAGTAGCGGGAAGTCTGACTTTGTTGACCAAATGGTTGTGGGCTATAATCAACTTTACGGTTGGAAGACTGCGTATGCTAGTCCAGAAAACCAACCAGTCTATCTACACGCGCACAAACTAATGCGTAAACATTGGCAAGACATGCCAGCCGTAGGCGACATTGGTGGTAATAAATGGGAACAAGTTACTGAACATGTTAATGACAACTACTTTTTTATTGATATGGACAAATACAATTTAGAAGCAGTATTACGCAAGGGCGCTGAGCTCGTTAAACGTAAAGGTATTAAATGTTTAGTTCTTGATCCATTTAACAAGATTAGAGATACAAACGCTAACTCAGATGATGTCAACCGTTATACGATGGATTACCTACAAAAGATAGAAACGTTCTGTAAAAAGTATGACGTCTTAACTTTCATTGTAGCACACCCAACTAAAATGTACAAAGGCCAAGACGGTAAAATGGAAGAGCCAACAATGTATAATATTAAAGGTGGTGGTGAGTGGTATGATGCTAGTTATCACGGCTTACTAGTTCATAGAGATTATGAAGCTAAAACGACTAAGGTTAAAGTTCTTAAAGTTAAGTTTCAAAACCTCGGTGAAAACGGAGCTGAGTCTTTTTTTACGTGGGAGCCACGCTCTGGCTGCTTTGTACCGCACGTTGGTACTGAAGCCGAAGCTGAGCCAATGCCTTGGGAATAATGGCAAAGCGTAGGCCTTTCAAACCTGGTTATTACGACTGGACAAAAGAAGATTACAAAATTATTTCATGGTGTATAAATAACAGTATAGCATGCTGTGTCGTACCTGCTCGTAAAGCAGATACTGGAGGTTACGACTTCTGTGTTGAAATAATTATTAATGGTAAATCAAACTTTAGTCCTAGTTTTAGAAAAAACGAAGTATTAATTAAACAACTTGAATATTATAAATACTATTATGACAAATACAATAAAAATACTAAATAATAAAAGTGTTATGCTTACTAGAAACGGTAAGACATATATACTAGGTGAAATTAAAAATCCTAATACAGTAAAAGTATGGTACAAAATAAACGGAAAATACTATGCATAACAACTTCAAAACAGCCAACGAAGCGTTCCATGATTTATACTGGCGTATTGTACGTGACGGTGTATCTTTTGCTGGTACTAAAGCTTTGTTTAATGCTGGTTTTTATATTGAAAACCCTGCGTTAAATACTATTAATGATAGTAAAGTTAAACGTAACTGGTCTGTAGAATATGCTGAAGCCGAATGGCAGTGGTATTTATCTGGCGATCGTAACATTAAAAAGCTTGGCGAGCTGTACGGTAAAGTGCCAGCTATATGGAAACGTATGGCTGACGAGCAAGGTAATGTAAACTCTAACTATGGTTATCAATGGCAACGTGGCTACAACCACAAATCTCAACTAGATTATGTTATTGATTTGTTAAAAAATAATCCTGAAACTAGACAAGCAGCAATATCTATATACGATGCTAAAGAACATCCAGATTACAAAACAGATACGCCGTGTACTTACGCTGTACAGTTTACGATATTACATGATAAGCTTGATATGTCTGTTCTAATGCGATCTAATGATCTCTGGTATGGTTTCTGCAATGATCAGTATCAGTTTTCAAATTTACAAATGTATGTTGCTCAGAAGTTAGATATACCAGTTGGTATATATTATCACTACGCACACAACTTACATTTATATAATGATAAATTACCAGAACAAAAAGAAATGATGTATCACTTATGACGTATGCTATTTATCACATACCCGGTGTTAAAATCGGTGTAACAAACAATATTAAAAGTAGAGTTGAAGAGCAACAAGGTTATGAGCCAGGCGAGTATGAAATACTAGAAATGTCTGATGATATAGATTATATATCTAAGCGCGAGCTGTATTTGCAAGAGCGTCATGGCTACAGAGTTGATAGACAACTATACAAAGATATATTTAATAACAATTTTATAGAATTAAAAAATATGGATATAAACATAACTGAAATGACTACGACATTCCCATGTCCAGTCAATAAACTAAAAGGCCAACTTATGGATAACATAGGTATGGGATGGGAAACAGATGCTGGCCGCGTAATGATTACAAAAGAATCTATTAAGTGGATAATGAATAACGTTAAGTCATCGCAATATACCACTGGTAGATGCTATGTTTATAACAAGGCGTTTGCTAGATGGTTTGATAACAACAAGGTTGATTCATACGCTAGCATATATAAAGATACGGTTGAAACCTGTGATACGCAATGTGATGATTGTGGTGAGAATATATTTGACTGTATAAGAATATGGGCTAACGAAAGAGGCTTATATGATAAAGGTGATGTTAAAACACAATACATTAAGTTGATGGAAGAGACTGGTGAGATAGGTAGAGCTATACTTAAAAAAGATACAGAACAAATAGTTGATGGTATTGGTGATGCTGTAGTTGTATTAACTAATTTAGCTGAGCTTGTTGGTATACCTATAGAAGACTGTATTCAAGAAGCTTACAACGTTATTAACAAGCGTACAGGTAAAATGGTTAACGGAACATTTGTAAAAGATAATTAATATGAGTAGTAGAGAAATATATGACAGTATGGATAATGTAGAAACTAAGAGTTATAAATTTAGAGATCCAGTAGTTAGACACGTGTGTGATGAGTTTGTTAAACGATCTGATGTAGGTTACAAAAAGTATGGACAAACATTAGATACAGAGCGTAGTACACGTATGAAAACACTACAAGACTATTTACGTGATGTACAAGAAGAGCTAATGGATGCCGTATTATATATACAAACCGCACGTGAAGAGTTGCGTGATTTATCTGAAGAAGCTTTAATACAAAAGTTTAACGACGATGAAGAAGCGTTTTAAACGTAAACGAGGTCCTGTAAGAGCAAAAAAGGTTGTGTACGATGGCATAACCTTTGCTTCAGGTCTTGAGAAGTATATGTATATAGCTTTGCGTAAAAACAAAATCAAAGCCGCTTATGAAGGTATTACATACGAGGTACTACCAGGATTTATGTTTGATAACGAAAGTTATGAACGACAAGCAAACGGTAAAGGCGATCTTGTTAATAGAGGCTGTAAAAAAATACTTGGTATTAAGTATACTCCTGATTTTATTGGGCTTACAGATGAGTTTATAATTGAGTGTAAAGGTCGAGCTAATGATACGTTTCCGATACGTTGGAAATTGTTTAAAAATCTAGTTAAAGACAAGCTGCCTCATGTAACTTTATATAAACCTCAGAACCAAAAGGAGTGTGACAAAGTAATAGAATTAATTTTAAAAAAAAGAAATGAAAGATAATTGGGAATTAAGCTTTGGAACGTTTCCAGGGTTATTGTTCGGCATGAGAACATACAGAGAAGAGCTAAGAAACAATCATGTAATTTATTTAGGTTTCTTAGATATTTGTTTAACAATTTATAAAGACTAATAAATGAAAGATATATTGTCGGATATTACCGTACACATGAAGTACGCTAAATATATTCCTGAATTAAATAGGAGAGAG